TCTTCATCCGCTTGGTCTCCGGCTCGTAGTACACGCCAACGAGGTCGCCGGCATAACGACCCGGAATGCGGTTCTTCGCAATCTCTATCACATTGCTATATTCATTCATTTGTATATCGGCAATCTTCGACTTCGGGAAAAATATCTTTGCCTGATTCTCAAAGTCCTGATTAACACGATGGATTATGAAGATATTGTCCGCGAGATTGCCGATTTCCGATGCTCCCGCAATATCCAAGTCGCGGAGAAAAGCCGTCTGCTTGCGCGGATGGGCAACGAGCCATATATGGATATTCTCGGTGCGGGCCATATCGTGCAACTCGTTGATGAAGTCTATCTGCGCCTTGTACTTCGAGTGGTCATCCTCGTTCCCGAGATAAAGCGTCATCAGATTGTCGAGAATAATGTTCTTCGCGCCGCGCTTGACGATTTGGGGAATGTCCACTCGCAACTGCTCCCAGTTGTTGCCATACTCCGAATTGTGGACAAAGAGCTTATCTTTGAGCCACGCGAGTATCCTGTCCTCGACATCTTTCGGGACGTAATAAGAATCGCTCCTCAACGTGGACTGCTTGACATAATTGCGTCCCGCCGCCGGGAGGGTTATCCACGACTTGAGCGGATGATTTGGCAATTCCCCGGAAAAGATTGCCGTGGGGAAGCCCTGCTGGACAGAATTGAGCAGAATCGTGTTGAGAAAAGTGGACTTGCCCGAGCCAGGACGGCCCGTCAACACCGAAAGCTGCTGGAGTATGGTTCCACCATATATCTTAGCATCAAGTTCCTTAATGCCCGTGCTAATACTAATCATATCATTTGGATTAAGTGTTGGGATTTTATCGAGCAACAGCCAGATGGGGCCCTTTTCGTTACTCTCTTTCTGAGGGACAAAAGGTTGCCCCTTTCCCTGCATCTTGCGTTTATAGGCGAAGTCCGCGAAATCCTCGCGGCGTGAGTATGCGTCAGGCTCAAAGAGCAGTCGGACATCCCTCCATTTGTACTGCGAACACGATGCGTGGAGACATTTATAGGCGACAGAACCATCATCATACTGGAATATCATCGCGTCCTTTGCCCTGTGGTCGGGATTGAATACGCAGTGGTCAAGAATGAATCTCGTTCCGCCCGCCGCCCGTACCTCCTGCCTTACCTCGATGCCGTGCTTCTGCATAAACTCGCGAAGGTCGAATTTCGACCTCCCCCAGTCATTCTCCCGCGTAGGTTTCGGAGGCTCCGGAACAAGCGAGGCGACCTTCTCGAAGAAAGCCCTGTCGGTCGGAAGAACCTCGTCCGGAACGGTAAGAATCCGGCACATCCGCTGCGGACGCACGGTATCGTCGGAACGGCCTTTGGCGGATGTCGTTCCCGGCAGCTTCGCAATGCGCGAAGCGTTGGCTACCGCCGTGTCAATCTTGACCTTATCATCATCAAACAGCGCGGCGAGAGCCTTTAGGAAGTTCGTCACCAGATTGTCCGTTTCCTTGCTGTTAGGCATATCGCAACGGTAGTACAGATGCACGCCGTTAGCGGAGAACGTCACAATCGGGTCGTTCAGCCCCTCGGACTTTAGATAGCGGACGACACGACGGGCAACACTTTTGGCACATATCACCTCGTCGTCCGTGGCGTTGATGTTGGACATACGAACCGGGTCTATATCGATGAACACCCAGTCGCGCTCCGCGATATTCGCGTCCTGCGTAGATTCTTCGGGATGCTCAAGAATCTTGTTGAACTGTGCGCGATGCTCACATTGAGGGTCGAGCGAGTTGACGGCGAAGTATATATTGCGCGTGTCGTATCTTTCTGCCCACTCTATGATGGAATCCGGGTCTTTGAAATACCCGCTGTAAAACCCTTTCTTATCTCGTCCTCCAATGCGAATCTCCACGAGCGGATTTTCTTTCCAGGCCACAAAGAAGTCAAACCACTTGCGGATTTCCGCCTTATCTATTCTATCCATCAAATACAACAATGTAATTATTCATCGGTGCGGCATAGCAGAACGATGCGGCGGTATCGCTAATGCCCGAAACGCGTAATCATATCTTCGTATATCAGGCCGTCCTCCCGGGACGGAAGCCACAAACTATGCACCTTGTGCGCCCATTCTTTTGTTCGGGTGAGCAACTCACTCATTTCCGTTTCGGTCATAAGCTGCGTGGAATAATCCTCATCCGTCCGCTCACCCGTAAAGACATTGAAAACAATCTTGCGTCCGAGAACCTCCCGCTTGACATCGCGGGCGACCGCCCTGATGTCGGGATTCCCTATGGCGTTGGCGATAAGCGAACACCACGCCCACCAGCAATCGGTCTGTCCCTGCGTCCGCCTTGTGGAAAGGCGGAGTTCTGTCAGTTCAACGAGCGTCCCTTTTCCGGCAAGGTAGTTCGCTCTGTTCAGAAACTCCGCCTTCCTCAAAGCGTCTGAAGTGTCATACTTCATCAGAATCCGAGTTCGGCATCATAATCACTTTGTGCCGGGACATCGGGAGCGGCAGGGGCCACCGGAGCAGGGGAGGTGGGCGGAAGCGGGGCTGCACCTGCCGGAGCGGAAGAAACCGCGTTCCCCACAAATGAAATGTCCCGCAGTTCAAGTCTGGTGAACACATCCTCGCCGGAGCCGTCCTTCTTCGCGTATTTGGAACCGCGCACGATGAACTCAACCTCAACCTTGCTGCCTACGGTGAACTTGTCAAGCGCCTCGCAGGTCTCGGCTTTGGTCGCCTCGAACTTGATGTAGTTGGTATTTCTCTTCTCTCCCGTGTACTGGTCGAAGCTCGGCTGTTCAAGAACGAGGGAGCGGGAGACGAAAGTCTTGTCTTTGTACTGTCTGGATTCCGTTGCTCCAACGGAGAAAACCAGACCACGCTGCGTCAATGCCATAATGATGAATGATTAAAATTCTCTGTTTTTCAGATAACTTGTAAGATTGTACTTTGTAATGAAGTCCGTGAAGTCGCAGACAAGCCTGCGGTTCTCCTCCTCCATCCCTTCGTATCTTATGCACTCTATCGCGCCATAAGGTCGAATTTTAAGGGAGGAGACATCGCACCCGTGACTGCTTATGTTGTAGGACGGGAACTCGAACAGGTCGAAGTAAAAAATGTCGAGGCCCGTAAGGTCAAGATAGAACCTCCATTGCGCGGAGTTGGCATAATCGTCGTACTTGACCGCGCTGTACTTCGTCTTGATGTCACGGACGAAAGTGCCGTGCAGGACATCGACGCGCCCGTGAACCCAGATAGGCATCGAAGGCGTGTCGAACTCCCGCCCAATCCATTCTTCGTGGAAGGCGTAGGGGAGTTTTGCGCGATACTTAAGAGCCATTGCCACCTGCTCCTCGTTGAATATGACCGGATGATCGTCCACCGTCACGCGGAACCTGCCCATCTCAGGCAGTTCCTCAATGACTGATTCGCCCTGTTCCACTATCGCGTGAAAGGCCGTGCCAATCTGCGTGTAGGCGTTCCCGAGGAAAGGCGTGGTGATAGCCGCAATCATAGCGTCCAGATTCATCCACTCGTCCCCCGCAAGATACTTGCGGTAGGTCTCAAGAGTGGTGACGGATATGCGTTTCATCATTCCGCCTTGACAAATTTACCGGAAGCCTTGTCCATCTTGAGGCCGAGGTTCTTGAGGGCCGGGGCCAGCTTCTTCTTGAGGGCCGGGACATCGGCGGCGGGGCAGGCGTTGATGGCTTCCAGAGCCGCATCTGCGGTCGCGGCATCAGTCACCTGCGCGATAGCCTCCTCCGCAGTCTTTATGCTCTCCAGAGCCGCGTTCTGCGCGTTTGTGCGCTCTCTGATGCGAGCCTTCGTCGCGGAGATTATCCGTGCCATAGCGTCCTTGTATGCCGGGTCGCTGACATCGGGAATGACTATATCTCCGAGCTGCGCGGTGTCCTTCGCCACGATGCGGCGGTCCTTGCGGAAGTGAAGCACGCGGGAGTTGTCCGCCCCGTAGGAGAGGAATCCTATCTGGTCGGAAATCCGCTGCACGAGGTCTTTGGACTGCCCGGTCACGGACGGATAGAAGATGCGGTCGTCGCCGTCCTTGTCCTCCGCCGCGTGGGCGAGGA